CGAGCATGTACTGCGTATCGGCGACGACGCTGGGATACTTGGATCGGTGGACCGGACCTTTATCGGTCAGTTCGAGCGTCTTTGCGATATAAAGACGCAAGAAGGGAATGCCACGATAGACATTCTGCCGTCCAAGAGCGTCGCCACGAACAATAGCAGTAGAAGGGACTCCAGGTGGGGGATTTGTATAATACCCGAATTTTTCCACCTGCCTGCCAATACAGGGTCCAAGAACATGGTGATTCAAACCCGTCATAGTATCGACAACTGGGTATAGTCGACTTGATAGGAAAGTGGCCGAATATATAGCATCTGGCCCTGAATGCACCTTGAGCTTGACTGAGAATCCAAGACGGCATAACATTTCCTTGAACGCGGGTAGAGAGTACTCATACTTCCGGTTAAGAAACATTAACCCATCATCTCCCTGGCAAAACAGTGTGCTGTCACACAAAAGTGTAGCGAGGGGAACGTCGGTGGCCTTGCTCAGAGCATAATACATGATCAAAATCTGAAGCAGTGAATTGCCAACGCTGGTTTGAGGATCGCCAGAACGTCGCGTACCACGGACTTTGTATTTGATGCCAAACTTGGCCCGCCCAATTGTTTCAATGGCAGCTTCCAAGGCGAAGAAAACATCTTCAGGACAGTTGGCATGGAAAAAGAGTTCATTCTCAATTTCCAAGAGGATTTCGTTGATGCAGGTGTCGTATTTACTAAAGTCAGTTTCGAGGATGATGGGATCTACGAATGACTCAAATACGTTGTGTAAATGATCGCCGAAATCAACTGCATCAGCGAAGCCAGAGGCATAAACAGGACCCCGCTTACGATGTATATGGAGGGTGGTCTTGATGTGCTTAGTGAAGGAATGGACAAAGGGTGCAACCACCGCATTAAAATGCTGGGAAGCGCCTTGAATGCATCGAGGGTCGAACTCGGCTTCAATCCAATCGTCAGTTGTATTTTTGCAAAGAGTCTCAGTTTTCTGAAAACACTGACGAAGCAGGAATTTTCTTCTTTCCACATTGGCAGTGTAATACTCCTCACGTGCCTTGCGGAGAATTTCCTGCTTCCATA